CGATGAAGCGCGGAAGCCAGCGTGCTTACCGCGCAAAAGATATTTTGATTGCCCGCAGAATACGGGAGCTTCTCTACGGAGACGGCTATCGTATTGATGCGGCAAGAGAAATTTTGAATAAAGAAGACAGAGAAGCAAAAGCCGGTGCATCTGCACCACAGCTTCCGGAGACTTCTTTCCCTGGTTTTGAAGGGGCCGGGACCTTTTCTCAGCCGGAAATCGATTGGGAAGAATTTGATTCTGTCGTCTATAACTTAGAAAAAATCGAAGAGTTTTTGCACAATTAAAAAAAATCGTGTAATATCACGGTTCTTGAGTCGGGGCGTAGCGCAGCCTGGTAGCGCACTTGCATGGGGTGCAAGGGGTCGCGAGTTCGAATCCCGCCGCCCCGACCAGAAATTCCCTAAAGGTCGTCTATAGACGGCCTTTTTTGTTTGTGTCTGTCTAAGCCATCCCAAGCCCCGCGGGGCCTTCCTTCAAATTGTTGTCTGTTATTGTCCGTGCCTGTCTGTAGTCGTTTGTGTACAGCTAGATGTTCTAATGTAGTATCTAAGGTACATATGACGCGCGGCAATCCAAAAACGGCAAAATATTTTCGGATTTTTTGTCACATTAGAACTTTGGAAGCTCCGCCGATATTGAACTCAGAGGGATTCGGAGGGATTTATGCGTTTAGCAGAGCGAATGACAGAAAAGCAGCTGAAGGCTGTCACTAAGACTCGAGCCTGCGGCGGGGTTCCCGGCCTTGTTGTTAAGGTCGTAAAACTCAAAGACGGCAGCTTGGCCAAATACTTCATTCTCCGGGAGTCAACCATCAATCGGATATTTACACTCGGACGCTATCCGCAGATGTCCCTCGCAGACGCCTTCAAAAAGGCCGCTGAGTGGAAAGTAAAGATCAAACAAGGTATTGACCCGTCTGAGGAAGAAAAAGCGCTCAAGGCGTCATTACGAAAGAAATCAACTTCCGGAGACGATCGTTTAACCTTCGAGCAGCTGATCTACAAGTGGATTGAATTTAATGAGGCTCGAGGCCGCTGGAATAATCCGAGTAAGCCAAAGAAGGAAGTTTGGGAAGGCTATTTCAGAAACCATATTCCGGACTCTATCCGGCTGAGCCCGGTAGAAGAATTAAAGGCAGAGCATTTTGCGGCCGCTCTCGGTGAAAAGTGGCGGACCATGATCGATACTCCGGAGAGAATCTTGTCGGATGCCCGCCAGGCGATTGACTGGGCAATCCGCTCGGAGCTTATACCTCCTATGCTTAATCCTGCTCAAGTCAAAGACGGGAAACTCGGAGACCTGCTGCCGCTGGTGAGGGCCGAAGGAGGGCACGAGCCCGCGTTGCCTCCTAAACGTCTGCCGCTTTTCTTTGCCGAGCTCATGAAATTGGTCCCGGTGAGTCAGACTGCCCGGTGCCTTGCCTTTGCGATTCTTACTGCAGCTCGAAACTCCACAGCCCGGGAAGCCACTTGGGAGGAAATCAAAGAGGCAGACGGTCAGTGGTTCCATGTCATTCCCCGGGCGCGCATGAAGGTTAAAGGAGAGAAGATTCCTTTTGACCGGAAGACACCGTTAAGTCCCCAGGCGCTCGAATTATTAAATACGGCGCCTCGTATCGGACTCGATCCCAAAGCTTTTATTTTCCCGAATATCAATAAGGGAAGGAACTCGCCGTTCACAAGAGATTCTGTCCGGGCATTGATCAAGCGAATGCACGATAAGCAGAAAGCAATTGACGGGATCGGCTGGATCGATCCGGAACAGACACACGCAAAAACCGGAAAACCGAGGATCGTGACGCTTCACGGCTGTGCTAGGGCAACGTTTAACACGTGGGCAAAAGATTCTGCCGGATATAAGCACAAATCGTTTTCCCGCGATCTACGAGAAAGCTGTTTGGATCACCGCAACGAGTCCTACCAATGCGCGTATGACAGAGAGCAGGCCTTAGGCGATATGCGGGAAGTGTTCGATGCGTGGGGTAGATTTTGTTTCAGTCAGTATTGTCCCTAAATCGGATCTAATTCTTTTATCTTCTCTGAAGAAAGTGTGTAATAATCTAGATCCCAAGTTAACTTGGTGATCCGGCCCTCTTGAGTACTCTTACCCGACAATCAAGGATGAGAAGAAATGTGGGCCTATTTCTTTGTCTAGGATATGAACGCGCATAAAGTTGCAATTTTGGTTGACGGCGGTTTTTATAGAAAACGAGCAACTACACTTTTTGGCCCTAAAAGTGGTGAAGAGCGCGCTGAAGAATTATTCAACTATTGCCTTAGCCACTTATGGGTTAAATCTGAGAAGGCTAATCCGAGAGAGTTGTATAGGATTTTCTATTACGACTGCGAGCCAATTACAGGTTGTTTATTTAATCCAATTAGTCAAAAGAACATAATTTTGGATAAGACAGAAGCCTATAAGTGGAGTATGAATTTTCTAGCGGCTCTGAAGCAAAGAAGAAAGGTAGCCTTAAGGCTTGGATCTCTGGCGATGCACTCTCCTTTCATTCTCAAATATGAGAAGCTTAAGGAACTCGGAGCGGGGAAAATCGAGTGGAAAGATATCCGTCCTGAAGATTTAACGATCAATCTTGAGCAAAAGGAGGTGGATATGAGAATAGGCGTGGATATTTCTTCTTTAGCTTTCAAGAGGCAAGTGGATCGTATCATTTTAATCTCGGGGGATAGCGATTTCGTCCCTGCTGCAAAACAGGCACGTCGAGAAGGGATTGATTTCATATTGGACCCAATGGGCGCTCATATCTCTGACGAGCTTTTTGAGCATATTGACGGACTACAGACAAGAATTAAGAGTGTAAAAAAGAAGCCAAAACACCCGCTTCTTCCTCCTCCGAAGTGACCAATACTTTCCTGTATTAAGTTAAGACAAAACCTGTGGTAGCAACACGGGCAGCGTCTAAATCTAATGAGGAATGAGATGGTTACCACATTTCTTGCCTTGTGGGGGATTATGTCAAACTTCACTCGTTCCCTCCGGCTTTTTGCGTAACGGGCTTAAGTCCTGTTTTTTTGAGAGACGGCCTCTGATGTGTCGAGATTACAATCGCCTCCTTGGATATTCCTCAGAGGCTTTGCTTTTAAGTGCCGGACTTCAAACTGCGGCTTCATTTTCATTGCTTAGTGTCTTTGACCAAGCCACGACGTCCGACCGCTTCCACCAGGCGTTGCCTAAAGGTGATGGGCTGGCCTTGTGCGTATAACCTAGTCTAAGCCCGGTGAAATCAGGTTGCTAAGGGTACTGGTAGCTCTATGAGAGGTCGGGGTTCTTGTCTCTAAGGAAACCGTATGTGTAGAGTTGGGGTCTTAACTTTTCGGTAAGTTTTTGATAAGCCTGATTAAATTTCTCGAATGAAACTGTGCAATGACTGGAAGCGTCGACCCGAGTTTCTAAGGCTTTACGTACTTGAAACCAGCTGACATCCGCTCGGTGAAGATGATAGAGATCTCGAATCTTTTTTGGATCCTTCTCTGAGAAGTATTGTTTCCAGAGAGCCTTTGCTTCCGACAAAACCTCTTTAGCTTCAGGAGAGAATTTAATTTTTTTCTTTTTGATGTACTCGACTAAAAAGTCGGAATCAAAGCGGGCAGGCGCATTGACTTCAGCCTCGGTGAAGGGAATCAGAAAGGTTCTAAGCGCGTAGTTTTTTCCTTTGTACGACAGGTCATCCGTGCTCACGGTTCTTTGGGTTCTATTGAATACAGCCCATACAAGGCAATCATTTTTGAATTCCTTTGGCAAAGTTTTATTTGGTTGGAAAAATTGATCTCTGTCGTTAATCCAAGTTGGTCTCTCTAAGCGTCTAGCGCAAAACGTTAAATAAGCTTTCTCGAAGTTTTCTTCATTGATATAAAAACCATGAGCAGCCCCGCAAACAGAAGAATAAATCGCCGTCATCTGTTCAGCGTGTGAGAAGTCATTGGCGTTACAGTGCATATATGCAAAAGCGTTGTCTGACCACTTTGTCAGATGGGCTTTTCCTTTTGTTATGGTTAAACCGTTGCAGAGCGGAACGGCGTCTGTAGTATTTGCCGGTGAGCGGTCAATCCAGGTGTTTAAAAAATCATTTCCCGATGGCGTGTTGATTTCTTTCTTACCCAACATTTTCAACTTGGCATCGTACACATCAAAGGTCATTTTCGTGGACGCCGTGGAATGGGGGGACACTTTCCATATTGCAAAAGCTATAGGGAACTTCCCCTTTAACTCAAATAGTTCACTTGGAACTGCGAAACCGGATAAAAATTTTGCCGGCCATTTTCCTCTGAAAAGACTAAAGTTGGGGGCTTGTAAATACTTCAGCGTGCTGAAAGTAGCGACATAGCATTCATCGGCTTCCGTTAGGATACGAGCTAAGAACTGAGTAAAAAGTTCTGATGCTGACTTACCATACTCATCTTTTGGCATCAAAAATTTTTTGACCTTTGTATCGGTGACTCCGGTTTTATTTTTCGCCTTTACTTTTTGGACCTCACTCGCAATATTGTTGTAATTGGTAGCCTCAGCATAGGGAGGATTCATTAAGAAAAGGAGTTTCTTTTTGGTCGTTTTTTTCTTCAGAGCTGAAAGAAAGTCCTGCAATGAATTAGGCATCTTGGAAGAGAGCGTGTAGTCAATCTTCGAATCGATGTCGTCATTTAGAAAGTCGTATTGAAAAATTTCTGCTCCTAGGCAGGTACGAGTCGATTTCATAATATCAACATCTTCCTGGTCTAAGGTGCTCATGAAGATATTTCGATAATTTGAATGTTTTACTTCAAGGTTCCCGACACCGCAACAAGGATCCCAGACATAAAAGTTGGTTTGCCATCTTTTGCCCAAGGCGGCTTCTAAATATTGATAAGACAGCTCAACTACGTTTAAGGGAGTGTAATAGGCACCTTTAAACTGACGTTCATTCAGAGGCAGAAGACTGTCGCGTCTCTCCAGCATATACTGGCGGTGAGTTGCGGCAGGAGGGCGATGATAGATGGTCCAGAACCGGCGATACCCGATAAAAGACTTGAGTTTACAGACCTTTCCTCTTAATTCAAAAGCTGGTTCACCCCCCCCCGTGGACAGGTGAATTAATTGGGCGGGAAGGCGTTTTTGGACTGCAACCATCCCATCGCTCATTATGTCTGCAAAGAATAACAAGGACATATCATCAGCGGTGACCCCATCGATTTCCGAACCTATTTCATCCACCCATTTGTCAAAAACAATTCGGAGATTATTCGGAGTGATGGGAATTCGATTCAGTTTTTTATTCTTTATCCCATCGCGCACAATGTTAATGAACTCTTGTGCTCGTGTGACCATCTCAAATTCAATGTAGTGCGTTCCGACAAAGGTTCGGACTTGGTCAATGTATTTTTTGTCTGGTTTTGAGCCTCGTTTTGGCCAAAAAACGTTTTTGTCTTTGACAAGCTGAGTAGTCGCGGAAGTTTCCATAATCGCAGCGTGTTCTCTGTCGATGACACACAGCAAATTAGGAAGGGGATTGTTTGGATCAGGTTTTTGATGCCAAACATGAACGTAATAGATGAGTTGTGCAAACATGGCCAGCAGGTCAGATCTGCCGAGTTTTGCTTCAAACCAAACTTCCGGTGTTTGAATATCAATAAGGTTTTTTGAATAACCGGTTAAGCCTAATGCTTTGATGTAGGCATCTTTTACGTCTTCTTCTGTTTTGGCATTTTTTAGATCTGTCAGGAGGACCGCCGCGCTGGTATTACTCATATGATGTAAGGGTTAAAAGAGGTAGCTTTATTGAATTCTAGTATGGCTAAACATTCTACCTACCTCGTTATTCAAAGCTTTAAACTGCGGCTTCATTTTCATTGCTTAGTGTCTTTGACCAAGCCACGACGTCCGACCGCTTCCACCGAGAGCAGCGACTGGTGAGTCTGATCGGCTCCGGGAACCTGCCTTCCTTCACCAGGGCCCACACTGTAGAGACGCCGATGTTTAGCAGTTCCGCGACTTGCTTTACATCCAGGAGAAGGACTCCGAGACTGTTGCTGTCTGTTTTCCGTTTTTTCATGGTCTGCCTCCTTTACAAGCGTTCAGGCACTCCCTGCTTGAAGAGTCGTTTGTAGGCTGTTTCGTTGTATTTGATGTTCTCGAAGATTTCGTCCAGCGACACTCCGAGCAGTACTAATCTCGCGATGCAGTCAATGAACAGAGCATTAAAAAACTGCAGGGCGTTGGGCTGCTGGGAAGCATGCCGGATAAGCGTGTTTTCCGAAAATCTCATCATGGATAAGCGTGTTTCTACGAGAGAAAGGTATCCGTCTTCGATGTCCTTCAGTACCGAGTAGGCTTTGAAGAAAGAATTCATGTACCAACAGGCCTTCAGCAGGTCGACTTCTTCCGGCTGCTGAGGTTTGGTGCCCGCTCTAAAAGTGAATTTGAGCGCATTGCCGCCGTAAAACCCTAGAGATTCGCAGAAGCAGATCGGTTCAACCAGAACGGAGTGACTTCTGTAGTGATCTGGGTTAGTGAGCTTATCGTATTCCATGGTCTATTTCCTCTTGTCGAGCAACTGGACGGTTTCGGCGACGATTTTGGTTGTGTAGCGGGTCGTCCCGTTCTGGTCCTGCCATTTTTCGTGCTCCAGGCGTCCTTCGACGTAAACAGAGCTGCCTTTGGTTGTGTATTGCTCAACTACCTCGGCCAAGCGTCCCCAGAGCGTGACCGTATGCCATTGAGTTTTTTCAATGCGCTGATTGTCCTTCTTGAAGAAACTGGATGTCGCGATGGAGATTTCTGCGATCTTCATTCCGGAATTAGTGACTCGGACGTCCGGAGCTTGTCCGAGGTTGCCGATCAAAATAACTTTATTAACGGAGGCCATCATTCAGTCTCCTTTTTTGACCTGTTCTGCGCTGGCGATTAAGGCGGTAGCTATTGCAGCTGCTTTTCCCGGAGAAAGAGGAATCATGAATTTCTGCTCGGGGTTGTCCGGAGATTCACAGATCAAAGCGGGGAAGGTAACGTTTACGCAGGTATCCTTTATATGAATATCGAGTTTGCTCACGGTCACGTTCGTAAGGTCCAAAGGCTGGAAGCCTTTCTCGCTGAAAGCCTGACGTGTTCTTTCTTCTACGAGTTGTTTAAGCCGATTCTCTTTTTGCATTGCTGCTCCTTTTAAGTTTTTCTTTGGCTCGTTCATAAGCCCAAGTAAATTCATTAAGTGTTTTGTGAGGCGCCAGTGCCACAGCCTCTTTTAGTGTCGGGATGATGATGGCAAAGGCCTGGCTGATGATCTTGATTTCGTCGCCTGTGGCCACGAAACCCTTGGTTTGTCCTTTGAGCTGGCGGTCGCTGATGTCGTTGATGGCTTTCCGTGCTGCCATTGCGATCGGGCCTACTTCGTTGATCTCCTGCTGGTTCAGGTGCTCGTAACGTTTGTAGAGCAGACCGAGGAACCAATTGAGTGTGTCTTCGATCCAGTCCATCTGCTGATCTGTCAAGGTTCCGGCCGGAAGACTCGATTCAACATACAAGGCGACTTGAGTCAGTTTTGCCTCAACGTCGGCCTGAGCTTCCGCCGGCCAATAGGGACCGACTTTTACGGTTTTCGGGTGATATTTCTTTGCCCGGGTCTTCTTTGATTTAGGCATCAATTTCCTCCAGATCGCTGTCCGGGGAAATCACAAGCCTTCCGTGCGGACCGTTAATCGGGAACTGATATGTGTAAAAGAATTCAAAGTCGGATCGATCCGGCTTTAATCCGACCGTTACGTAGCAGGAATGTCCGGCTTTGCCGTTGGCAATCAGCTCGAAGTTTTTGACAGCCTCTTCGAGCATTGCCTGCTTCCGGGAGGCCGTTGCATTCCCAGAGAAAAGCTGGATGAACTCCTTCAGGGCGAAAACGGTGGATTTTTTAAGCTTCAGCATTCTGTGTCCACTCCGTCTGCAGGTGTGCCCTTGGTGCCCGTGTAGTCGTTTACTGAAGCCACGATTCTGTAGGTCTCGCCTCCGATGACTGCTTCATGCATGTAGCCTGCGGTAAAGACTTTCGGATCTGCAGGGTCCGGATAGAGAACAAAGCAGTCCGTAGCGGTTTTCGTGTTGGCCAGCCATTCGAGCTCGATAACGATTCGCCGTCTGGTGAACCAGTTTTCCAGTGGATCTTCGCTCGAGCGGGAGGCTATGAAGTTTCCCAGTGCATTGACGAATTCAGGTTTGAGCGTTTTCATAGTGATTCCAAAAACTTGTGTGGGTGCCGGTCTTTCCCGGCTGCCATCCTCCGTTGGATAATTAAAGAGTTCCAATCACTAACCATCCTATGGAGGAGAAAATGGCTGAAAGTAAAACAAACGAAAATGTAGTAAAGATGACTGAAACCGGTGCAGTTAGGGTTATTGCCGCGGCTCTTCAGAGCGGAGTTTTAAAGCTTCCCTACTCGACAGCTTTTCCTCAGAAGCTTTCGGAGGCTCTTGAGTCCCGATCTATTGAAACTTGGGTCCGGCACGACAAAGTTCCCGTTCAGGAAATTTTGGACGGCAGGCTTATGAGTCAATTTGTTCTTCCGGCCCGTGCGGACGGCCTTTATCTTCTTTCTCTTTTTGCCGTTCTTACTGAAGGAGTTTCCAAAGATACTCTCGCCGATCTCGGATTGACCGCCGCCACAGAGTAAGTCCATCTTGATTAGGTAAAAGTATTGTTGTTGGGTAAGCCTATAAAGTCGACTTATAAAGAAGTCGTTTCCGGAAGCAAGGGCCGCTATTGAGGCTTTTTGCCAAAACTTCCACAAGTTAATAGCTGCCTTTCTGTTCAAAGGAACAGGCTTGCCATAGGACTTTTCTGCATCTTCTTTGATTTCAAGGCTTTCCCAGGCCTTGAGGATCATTTCTTTCTTTTTCCGCTTCATGACTATTCCTCCGGCAATCCTGCGAGATTGCGGGACAGGATCATGATGCAGTCGGTAAACAACTCTCTGGCTACAGGATGCGGGTACGGATTGGAAGCAACACAGGCACCGAGCAGTCCGATCAATTCGATCACGTGCTCTTTGGCCATTCGGTGATTGCTGTCCAGAAGGACATTCAGAAGATTTTGGGTGGAGCCGAAAAGGCGCCCGAAAGATTCACCGCTCCAGGCCAGCAATTGACTCGCGCTGTTGTTGACGGTGATGGCGTCGACGTTTGAAAAAAAGATCCAAACGGGAAGAGAATTTTCAGTATTTTGCATAACGCACCTCATTGAGAGATGCGTCTATGGTAATAGACTATTTAATTTTTGTCTACGGACGTATACATAAGTAGTAACTTACTTCAGTTGTCGAAGAATATTTAGAGCTATTTGCTGCCCTTCTTCAGACAATTTCCTCACAACTTCGCTGGCCTCTTCAGGTATTCCGCCTTGAATTGTGTCTGTCGTGGCGGTTCCCTCCCCAAGCACTAGCCAATAAGGATCAACGTCCAGTGCTCTTGCAACTTTGAGAGAGACCTCAGCTGTGAAATTTTTTGCTACGCCTTTCATCACATTGGAAATGGTCCCCCTAGTTACGCCAGCTCTTCGAGCTAGTTCAGATTGGGTCATCCCGCGAATGGCTAGTGCGTAAGCGAGTCTTTCTGCAACTGTATTCATGTTAAGTAGTTTATTAACGATTATGTCTTTGGGGATAAACAAAAGACTTGACAGACGATGTCTATGTACATATACAATTCAAGTTATGAAAAAAAAGACTGCTATTGAATTGTTTGGATCGGCGTCGAAGTTGAGCAGAGCTGTTCAATACACGAGAGGAGCGATCCATAACTGGCCCGATGAACTTGATCGAAGAAGAAGCGACCAAGTAATAGGCGCAGCTGTTCGGGTTGGAAAACTGAGCCCTGCTCAGGCAAAGGAACTGATTGAACATGAGAGACAAGGGCACGAACGAAGTCAGGGCACTTTTGACAGACGTGACGATCTCGGTGATTCGGCAGGTGATTGCCGACGATCCGGACCGATCGCAGAACTCTGTGATCCGTGACGTGATGGATACCTGGGCGAAGAAGCGAATCATGAGGGACCTCCGAAAAAGGGATGCCCTCAATTTAAGGATTCGGGATTACGAAAGCTACGGCGTTGATACGGCGTCGTTACGGCAGGAGACGGCAAAGTAGCCGAAGTCTGCCGGAGTTTTCCGAAAAATGCCGGACTTCTCCGGGCAATGCCGGAAAGTTCCGAAATATGCCGTATCGATGCCGTGGACTACGGCACCAAGGGGAATAGAAAATGAAACGGGACCGCTACGGTCGCCAGATAAGAGCCGCAATAAGGGCTGGAAAAATGACAGAAGAAGAAAGATTGAGAGCCGCTCATCGATTTGAGCGTCATCTGCAGAAGATGGATGCCGATCGGCTCGGAAAGTTCGACCTGATGAAGATTGACTGGGTAGCCGTCATTCTCATCGCAATGGCGGCTTTTTGCGCGTTTTATTTTCTGACTATTGGGGCATAGGGAGGGAAAGCATGGATATCAACGATCTTATGGGAATTTTGAGAGACCTGTTTTTCGGTGTTCTCTTTGTCTTAATGCTGGTTGTCGTCTTCCTTTGTTTCTTGATCGCGATTCGCACTTTGTGGGCAGCTTTATAGGAGCGCATGATGACTATCTCGTTAAATGCCTACAGTTTGGGACTTAAGCCACTTCGGACCGGAGATCGTAAAGGTCAATCCGGAGACATCTGCAGCAGGAGCAACCAACAGAAGCCTTCTGTCACTTCCGAAGTCGTGAGTGAACTCGGTTTGAGGCTCTTCTCCGATTGCCAAGTCTTCTTCAAAGGCACCTCGAAGAACGTGCGGATGTCCGACTCTCCAGTAGTCCCCGAAAAAGGCCTCGTAAAGCGGGATGCTGCTGCGCACCTTCTCAAACGGAAAGACTTCTTTTTCCGGTTCGTAAGTGACCTCGAGAATCGTGTATTCGTTCGGAAAGTCTCTGGTCATTGTGATGGAGCAAATGGGCTTGAGGCGTTGAACCCTGAAGGTTCCTGCTGCCTTTGCTCCTTCAGGGGCGGTTTGCTGGATGGTTTCAAGCTCGGCGGTTTTGATTGCCTTGCGAAAGAAGTTCAGAACTTGTCTAAGGATTTTTTTCAAGAAGCTGAATGCGGCCATTCGGTTTTTCTCCGGGATAAGCGCAATCACGGTGGCAATTGCTCCGAGTGCGCCGATGTAAGAAAAGACATCACTGCTTTCCATGGCCTTCTCCTTAGTTTGAGTAATTTTTGTTTGCCAGCTCTATTTTCTCACGCTTTGGGGAAGGCTCTCCCTTCTTTTTCTTGTCAGCCGCGTCTGGATAACTTAAACCACACTTTGCTTCCACGTCAGTGTTCTGGCGATAAAGAATCGGCTTTGAGATCGGATCTTGAATTCAATGAAAGAGTTGCCTTCGGGATCAACAAAAAACAATTCTTCCTTTGGAAGGCCGTTCCCGTTGAGATGGATCGATTTGATGTACGGATTAGGAGCTTTTTGGTCCGGGCGGTAAACGCGCTGTTCGCTGCCAAGGTCCTAGAAAAGAGAGTGACCGTATTCTTCGTCCGGAAGGTAGAAAGAGCAATTGCAGCTGATGTTTTCAAAAGTAATGTCCGAGGTTCCGGGCTCAAGCGTGAGGTAAACGGGATAAACCTTTTTTTCTCTGTAAAAAACAGGTTTTTCCATCCGGCCGGTCAGAGACGGAGTCCGGTAGCCACTGGAAAATTTGATAAACGCCATTGCTTTGTCCAAAAACCAAACGATAAGGGTTTCCATAGCCTTCTCCTTAGTTTGAGTGAATTTTGTTTGAGACCTCTATTTTCTCACGCTCTGGAGAAGGCTCTTCCGCCTTTTTCCGTACTGTCCGGGAGGCTTTCATGATCGATTTTCTGGAGCAGCTTGTTAATTGTCTGCTGGCAGCCATCTTTTCACTGGTGATTATCGGACTGTGTGCAGTGCCCGTTGCGCTCTTTATCTGGATGGTCTGGTGGCTGCTGAAAGTGTTCGGAGTTTTCTCCTGAAAAACATCTTTATTGAGATAAACGATTTTGCAGTCTCGGGACAGTTGCAACTGTAGAGCCTTCCTCCCTCGAACTCGAGACTGCTCCCTATCTTCGGAGGAAAGAGGAATCATCATGGCGAAATCACTAAGAGAAGTTGAAGAGCAAATGAGCTCTGTCGGAATCGATGTTCCGCCGGGTGTCGATTTGGTAGTTAACGGCTCAAACTGGAAACGGTTTAAGCCCGCAAATTCTCACTTCAAACGCGGCAAAGAGGTTTTTTACGGGATTTGGGAAAAGCCGCTGGGCTCGGGCCGCAGCTATTACTTTGGCACCTTCGGAATCGGAAGCCAATCCTACAAGATCACGCACACCCGAAGCGGCTGGACGCAGGAAGAATGGCGCGAAATTAAGTCGCGCACGGAAACAGATCAAAAGATTGTTGACGAAGCGCTCCAGGAGCGCCGGCGATCCGCAGCCCAAAAAGCGATCAAAATGCTGCAGGCGGCAAGCTCTTCCGTTTCCATGAGCCATCCGTATGTGGCCAAAAAACAGATTCTGCCCTACGGTGCCTATCAGCTGCGCAATCAGATTCTGCTCCCTATGTGGAAAGAAGGCCGTGTAGTCGGCCTGCAGACGATTTTTCCTGCAGAAACTCAGGACGGCAGCACCGAGATCCAGAAGCGATTTTTGTCCGGAAGTGACTTAAAAGGCTCCTGTCTAAAACTCGGGGAACCTGCCCAGCCGCCGGAGGCGATTATTTTGACGGAAGGATGGGCCACGGCATGCAGCATCATGCAGGCATCCGGTGCGCCGATGGTCGTTGTGGCCTTCTCAGCCGGGAATCTCCTCCCGGTGGCCGAAAGCCTTAGGGCCGAATACCCGAACACCAAGATCGTCATTGCTGCAGATAATGACTGCCACTATCACACAACCCTAAAGCGTGAAATCAGCGATCGCTTCGGAATTGAACTCAATATCGCGGCATCTAAAGCCTCTGCTCGGGAGCAGATTGTTCCCGGAGGAAAGGTCATGGCCTGGTGGACAACGAAGGATAAGGAGACTTATCTGGAATATGAAGAATGGTCGGACGGAAGGCCTCGCCCCATGCACCGCTCGCTTTGCAATACTGGCGTAGTCAAGGCCAAAATCGCGGCTTCTAAGGTAGGTGCTGCCGTGGTCATTCCCCGCTTTGCCGATGTTTCTTTGAGAGGCACCGACTTTAATGACTTGGCCGTCCAGGAAGGACGCGACGCAGTCTCTCAGCAGTTAGCCTGGAGGCAGGCGGAGCCCTTAAATAAGGGGTCCGGAGACAAAAAAGTGAATGAGAAGAATTTAGGGGTTATCAGCTCCCTCGGTAAACGTTACATTGCCATTGACAGCACGGACACGTGTTGGGATACCGAGTACCTGAGGGTGACCAAGATCTCTACGATCCGGCAATGGTTCGGAGCTAAGACAGTGAACCTTTGGCTGCAGAATGAGTTCGACAACCGCCGAATCATCCAGCCTGAGCAGCTGATTTTTGAGCCGGATCCGAAAAAGATCCCGCTTGGCAGCATCACGATGTTTGCCGGATGGCCGATGAAGCCCAATTACACCCATAAGTGTCAAAGGCTGATTGATCATCTTTTCAAGATCTGCGGAGAAAACGATGATCTCTTCCAGTGGGTGGCTGCTTGGCTTGCTTTCCCGCTTCAGCACCCGGGTGCCAAAATGCAGACGGCCTTAGTCGTCTACGGCGAAAGAGAAGGCACCGGAAAGAGCATGTTCTTTAATGCGATTTCCAAGATTTACGGTCAGTACGCCTGTTCGGTTAACCAGAACATGGTGCAGAGTGATTTCAACGGATGGGTGTCTAAGAAGCTGTTTGTGGTTTGTGAGGAGGTGGTAACGAATCAGGAAAAGCGAAATTTGAAAGGTGCGCTTAAGAATCTCGTCACCAACCCCACGCATACGATAAACGAAAAAGGGCTTCCTGCGCGATTTGAAGCGAACAAAACGAATTTTGTGTTCCTCTCTAACGAACTGCAGCCGCTGATGTTTGACAGCGCTGACCGCCGTTATCAGGCGATTAAGTTTGAGACGGCCTCGCCTCCGGAGTACTTCGAGGCGCTCGCCGACGAAATCGACAACGGCGGAATTGAGTCCTTCTACGCCTATCTGCTCAACTTTGATACGAGTTGGTTCAATGAGAGCAAAAGGCCTTTGGAGACTCAGGCGAGAATCGATTTGAAGCGTCTGGGGAGCGACTCTGCCATCCGCTTCATTGAGGATTGGACGTCCGGAAATATCAATTTGCCGGTGGGGCCGGCCGTGCTCGGCCATCTCTATGATGCCTACACCATTTGGTGCAAGTCATCCGGAGAAAGACCCTGCAGCAAAGAGGTTTTTGGCGGCAGGTGTAAGAGCCGGCTAAACGGCGGACGACTGAGGGTGCAGCTCTACAGCGAAGATTCGTCTTCGACTGAGACGCTAAGGCCTCTGAAGATATATCATAGGCAGGTGTATTGGCCGAAAACCACGGAAGATCCGAAAGTTAATGCTGAATTCTCTCAGCGTGCTCGGGCGTTTCAGATTGACGTGGAAACCGCCAAAGAAAGGTTCTATCGTGACTTCAAGTCTCTCCAGTAAACCTTTTTCGTACCTTTTTGCAAGGTCCTGCTGCTGTTTTAGGCCGCAGGGCCTTTTGTTTTCCCCGTTGTTCATACTGTTCACCCTGTTCAGAGGCACAAAATGGACGGTATGAACACTAATTTTTTATTTGGAATCAAAACGATGGGAGCAGTGTGTTCATATTGTTCACCTAATACACGTCTACCTACATGTGCGCGCGTGGATGGAAATATAAAAAACGGAAAAAAGAAATTTATGGGGTATGGAAGTATGAACAGTATGAACAAGTGAACAAACACTTTAAAAACAAATAATTATGAATAAAACCATTGAACAAACTAATGAACAGTCATTGAACAACTTCTTTGACGATATTGGTACAGCTCCCATGACTCGAATCCCTTACGTAAAACGGCTGCTTTTTTGCTGGTGGAAGTGGCGGAATCTTTCCCGGAACAAACTTCCTCCTCAGTTGGACATGAATAACGACCGAGTGGATTCGTCCAGAAAGAGCAGCGATTTGATTAACGCTGCCTCCTGCGACTTCACGATGATCCGTCTGGACAGAATCATCAATGAATTGCATCCGACACTCAAGGAAGCCGTTTTCGCGCTTTACGGCCACGTAGGGATGAGAGGCGTTATCCATGCGGCCGATGAATTAGGGATTTCAAAGAGCACGATGATCCGCCGTCTTTGCCGCGCAGATCAGGCAATTGCAATGGAATTGGATGCAATCAGGAATAAGGAAAAATCATGCTAAGTGAAAATCCCTATGACACCTTTTTGTCGAAAATCGGCTATATTTTCATAGAATTTGGCAGTGAGTGGCTAACAAGTTCTCCTAGCCTACCTTATTCGTCTTTTGGGGAGTAGTTGCTTTAATTTGAGAGGACGAATATGAACCCTATTTATAGAACCATCTTATCTCTCTCCGTAGTTTCTCCTTTATTGCTTTTCTTTTTGGTTGGCTACTCAAGTCGGATAGTTGACTGGATGAATGGTTTTATACCGGCGTCTTGGGGATTGGCCGAAAGACACAGTCAGGCGGTAGGGGTTCTTATCATCCTTGGATTGGTAGCTGTTTATTTTCTAGGCTTGTTGTATCGTTTCATTCTAATAAAGTTTGCATTGGGACGAGGTTCAGAACTTATTCGCCTAACCACGATTAAGCGTCTAGGGATGACTTCTCTAACGGATTTCCTGCCATACATCCTCCTCTTCATTTTTGCTCAAAATGAAGTTCAAGGTGTGTTTAATTGGGCAGTCGCGCTCCTTTTGCTTTTTGCTATGGCATGGACATCTTCGGTCATATCGTACTCACCACTTTTAGAGCTTTGTGGTCTCAGGTTTTATGAGGTCACCACAGCTAAGGGTGAGACGATGATTGTCATATCCTCAAATAAAAGATTGAAGCTTAATGTTGCCCTGGATTTGTTTAGAATTTCTGAGTGTTGTTACCTATCCCGATAGGAGATATTGGATTGTCGAGCCCTGCATACGTTTTCGCTTCCTTTCCTGATGACAGTTCTCTGAAAACTGTAATCGAGAGTATTGCCTTTTCTGAAAAAGTTCTTAGAGGCGTTAAAAGTGAAGTGTTAAAACAGATTGAAAGTGTTTTGTCATGTAAGCCTGTTGAATTTGACGGCCGCTATAAATCGGAACCCAAGGAAATTCTTTACATAGATAACTACAGCGATCCAGACGAAACTTTTAAGAATATTGAACAAGCTCTTAAAGGATTTAATCCTGGAATTATTGAGAATACGGAGAAATTGCAAGAAGCGTTTGGACTTTTTTTCGTGATTGAGGACGAACCCGATAAAATTGCTTTCCAGAAATTTTCTAGGCGGATGTTAATCAATAAAAAGACAAGTTTCTTCAAAGCTTCGAGTAGTGAGGTATATGACTATCTTCCGGAGTCTTCTTTTTCTCTTGCCAATTCTATTTCGGGTTATTACGAGCGTTCTTCTAAGCGCCTTTTCATACGATCGGCATTTGTCGGAAGACAAATTTTTCCCTCTTTTTCAGACGAGTACGTACCTGGAGCTACTGTCTCGGAGATAAGAGAATTCTTGGAAAGGCCTCAATTTGATATATCTGCTATTCAGGATTTCAACTCCGATTCTCAAAAACTTGCCCGCCTAGTGTGGTTAATAAGGGATAGTGGAATTAAGTTGGCTGATCGTTTAGAGGATCTCCGAGATATTTCTACAGCCCTTAATTTGAAATGCATAACAGAGGATGGTCACATTCGGTTGTTCCCGGACATAGAAAAAACTAAGCTGGTTTTACAGATTATTTTGAAAGATGTTTATCGACAAGGAAATGAGATATTTTTAAGCAACTCCAAAAGAGCGCTAACGCCTTTCAAAGACTGAGAGTTCTTAAACAACATCTTTTATATAAATAATTTTTCAAAGCGGATTGCTCATTGAGCGTCCGCTTTTTTCATGGATTCGTCGCCTTATGACGAACGCTTGGGTCGTGCGTTATCGGCCTCTCCTTGAGAAGTGGTATGAGGGTTCTCCGGGGCGGTTGGGTGGCTGCTCCGGAGTTTTTTCATTGTGAATTTATGCCAGTATTTCCGTTAAAGCACTGCGCCTTCCCCGGTTGCGGTGCGCTTTTTCGCGGCTCCGGTTCCTACTGCGAGAAGCATAAGCAAATCGCTCAGGATCAAAGAGCGGATCGACGCCGCCAGCTCGATCGAGAAAGAGGCTCGGCAGCCTCAAGGGGTTATTCCTCCGCCTGGAGAAAGGCCCGGGAAGGTTTCTTAGCTCGCCATCCCTTCTGTGTTCAATGCGAAGCAGAAGGCTTTCCTCGGTTGGCTGCGGTCGTGGACCATGTCATCCCGCATAAGGGGGATAAAGAGTTGTTTTGGAGTCGAAATAATTGGCAGCCTTTGTGCAAAAGACATCACGATCTGAAGACTGCCGCAGAAGACGGAGGCTTCGGAAACATAGGGAGGGGTGGTGAAAAAGTGAAGTGACGCGATCGTCCGAGACCGCGCCCTCAGTCGAATTTTTATGCGTGCAAAATTGGAGATTTTCGAGGTTTTGCGCGTCTGGAGTAAATAGGATGAAAGGTCGAAAACCTTTACCGACAGAAATTAAAGAACTCCAAGGGACGCTTCAGCCGTGCCGTACAAATTACCAAGAACCTAAGGTCCGCCAAAAAATTTGTGAAAAAGCGGCTCCGCCGGAGACGCTGTCAGACGAAGCAAAAGTCCATTGGAATTTTGTGCTCGAGCACGAAGGTGCTGGCTGGATCAAACAATGCGACCGAGGAATGTTCGAGCAATACTGCGAACTCTGGGCTGAGATTACGAAAAGCCGAAAAGAAAAAAAGGCGCTCCGCGCGGAGCTCTCGGAACTTCGGCCTCAGTACGAGGAAGCCCTGAAGTTCGGCAGCTTAGACAGAGCCAAGGTCATCAATGCCAGGATGGAGGCCTTGGAGGAAAAAGACAGGTTCCTGGCCAACTTAATCGTTAAGAGTGTTCAGCCTTTCAAAAGCGTGGCTGCCGAACTCGGGCTAACGCCGTCTTCTCGGTCTCGCGTTATCGCTTTAAACGGTGCGGATACTCCGAAAAATCAAGAAGATTCTGAACTTTTTTCAAAAGAGGCGATGCAAAAATGCCTTGAATTTGGCCTTGATTACGGTGGAATGAATTGAAAAATTACGTTGCATGGGCTCAAAGGTACGTGCAGCAGGTCCTAAGCGGCGAAGTTCTCGCTTGTGTTTATGTTCGCCAGGCTTGTGAAAGACAGAAAAAAGACCTTGAAAAATCAAAATCAGGGTCTTTTCCTTATGTGTTTGACCCGTTTTTGGCGACTCGGGCCTGCTTCTTTATCGAGCATTTAAGGCATGTGAAAGGACCTAAAGCCGGTCAGTTGATCCAACTGGAGCCCTGGCAGTGTTTTGTTGTCACTTCAATCTTCGGTTGGGTTCACAAAGATACGAGGAAGCGCCGCTTTAAGCGCTCTTACATTGAAGTTCCTCGCGGTAACGCGAAATCAACGCTTTCGGCCGCGATCGGTCTTTACATGATGAGCATGGACGGGGAGGGTGGAGCGGATTGCTACTCTTTTGCGACCACCCGGGAGCAGGCCAGAGAAGTTTTTGATACTGCTCGCGATATGGTCCGTCGCTGCACGGATGTGAGTCGAGAACTCGGAATTAAGGCGTTGGATTATTCAATCGTTCAGCTTGCCAGTAATTCAAAATTCGTCGCGAAATCCGCGCAAGGCAGCACCTTGGATGGCCTCAACACTCACTTTGCCTGTATTGACGAACTTCACGCGCATAAAACCCGCGAAGTCTACGACGTGGTTGAGACGTCTATCGGCAAGCGTCTGCAGCCCCTGCTGTTTGCCATTACGACGGCCGGATTTAACTTATCCGGAATCTGCTACGAACTTAGAAACTACGTGATCGAAGTTTTGTCCGGAAAAAGTTCGGGCGGGGATGACCAGTTTGGAATTATTTACACGATCGATAAAGAGGATGACTGGACAAGCGACAGTGCGCTGATCAAAGCCAATCCGAACTGGGGCGTCTCGGTCCATCCGGAAACGATTAAATCACTTCGCGATAAAGCGCAGACGGTTGCGAGTGCGGTTAACAACTTTAAGACCAAGCATCTCGATGTCTGGTGTAACGCAGACGCGGCCTGGATGGATCTGACCAAGTGGAATGAATGCGGCGATCCGGCCCTGGAGGAATCCGACTTCTACGGACAGGAATCTTGGCTAGGGCTCGACTTGGCCTCAAAGATTGACTTGACAGCAGCGGTCAGGCTTTTTTGTAAAACGATCAACGGCGTCCAGCATTTCTTTGTGTTCCCGCAGGTTTGGCTACCCCGGGAAACCGTCAACACAGCGAAAAACGCTTCTTACTCCGGCTGGGAGTACGAAGCGCGTCTGAAAGTGACGGAAGGTGCGGTAGTCGATTTTGAAGAGGTCAAAGAATATGTCCGGAGAAGCTGTTCTGACTTTATTGTGAAGGAAATCGCTTATGACCCGTGGCAGGCCACTCAGCTCGCGAGTGAATTAACCGAGCAAGGCTGTCCGATGGTCGAAGTCCGAAACAGTGTCCAGAACTTCTCCGAGCCGATGAAAACCATCGAGGCTTTGGTGATGTCCGGAAGATTGCATCATCCGGATGATCCGATTTTTAACTGGTGCGTTTCAAACGTCGTCTGTCATCGCGATGCGAAAGACAACATTTATCCGAACAAGCTGAGGAATGAAAACAAGATCGACTTGGTAGTGGCCCTCATCATGGCCTTCTACTCATTCCTGATCGGCGGCGGAAAGATTGAAAAGCCGGTGGATCTGACACCGATGCTTGATTCTCCGCTCATTTTCAATTGGTAAATTATGTTTTTGAGTTCTTTTTTTTCTTCGATCGGGAACCCGTTCAAAGACAATACAGGGGTGCAGCGAACAGAACCTATGCTGCAGCTGGTGCCGAGGAAACGGGAGACTTCGGAAGAAACAGCCCTGCAGATTTCCTCCGTGATGGCGTGCACGACGCTCTTGGCTGAAACAGTGGCTTCCATGCCGATCTTCGTTTACCGCAATGACAGCGGAAACAGAGACTTGGCCCGAGAAACCGAACTTTGGAAGCTGCTTCACGATGGTCCGAACGAGCTCATGACGCCGGTCGAGTTTTGGTCTCAGGTCATTTTCAATATGGTACTTCGAGGCAACGGGTACGCCCGGCTAAAACGAGAGGACAACAATCCATCCGGACGCGTGCTTTCGATGATGCCCCTCAATGCTTCGCAGGTGAAAACGATTTATGACGGTTCGACTCTGCGGTATGAATACGACCAAAATTGTGGGACAGAGAAGATCGCCAAAGAGTTTATGTTTCACCTGAAAGGTGTTGGGGGCCGTTTTGCCGGAGCCTCGAAGTTGAAATTGATGGCTGCCACAATTGGCGAAGCGGCCGACGCCCAAGAAACCGCGTCTACACTTTTTGGTAACGCAAACAAACCGAGTGGCATTTTGAGCGCGGAAGGCACGCTCGACAAAGAACAGAGGGAGCGTCTTCAAACGACCTTCAACGAAATGGCCAACGGCAGCCGCTCGGGTCTCTACGTGCTTGAAGGCGGTCTGAATTACGCGCCTCTGACGCTTACACCGGCAGAAACTCAGCTTTTGGAAACAAGACGGTTCTCGGTTGAGGAAATCTGCCGCTGGTTCGGCGTGCCTTCCGTTCTGGTCGGGTCGAACGCGGCCACAACATGGGGCAGCGGTATTGAGCAGATCATCTTGGGCTTCCAAAAGTTCACCTTGCTGCCGTTATGCAGGCGAATAGAACAGGCGGTGAGAGCCCGAATCATGACGCCTGAAGAATTTGCGCTCTACACAGTGGAAATTTCCATGGATAACTTGCTCCGGGCAACGATGAAAGAGCGCATGGAAATCCACGGCAAAGCCATCCAGTACGGCGTTGAGACCGTTAACGAAGCACGTCAATACGAAAACTTGCCGCCAGTGGAAGGCGGCGATGTCAATTTTGCGCAGTCGGCGCTGAGGCCTATTTCAGCATTGGCCAAAGCAACGGTCGACCAAAAAACTAAGGAGTCAGACAGTGTCTAAAGAGCTGAAAAAGGATCAGACCTTATCCGTCAGATTGGAAGGCGTGGAAGTAAAGCTATCCGAAGATAAGAAAACCGGAGTCGTCAAAGGTTATGCCTCGGTCTACGACAACTTGAATTGCTACGGCTTTTACATCGCCAAAGGCGCCTACAGCGCGGTACTGAAGAACTCGACTTCGACGCCGAAGATGTTCTTCAATCATGACTATTCTGCCGTTCCGGTGGGCCGTTGGACCTCGCTCAAAGAAGACGATAAAGGACTTTATGTTGAGGGAGAACTCACACTCGGAGTCGGAGCGGCCTCCGATATTTATGAGGCGCTCAAAGCCGGAACCTTAGACGGCCTGTCTGTCGGCATTCGCTTGGGCGAATACGTCGAAGATGACAACGGCAATATCAAGGTTTTGAGCATTGCTGCGCTCTACGAAATTTCCATCTGCAGCTTCCCGGCTGACGGCCAGGCGAGGATTGCAGAAACACTCTCGAAGGATTCTCTGGATGAAACCATCGAGAAAATTAAGACGTTAAGAGATTTTGAAGCCTGCCTGAGGGATTCTTGCGGCTTCAGCCGGAAACAGGCCTTGGCGCTTGTTTCTCGCGTGAAGAAGGTGCTGAGCGAAGAGCAGCGGGACGCTGCTTTGGCTGAAGCATTAAACAAGGTGCTCGGTGTAACCGAGCGAATCGATAAAGCACTCAGTGGGAAAATTTAAATGAACGAAGAAATTGAAAAACTTCTGTCCGCAATGACCAACATCGAGGCCAGATTAGGCCAGTTGTCCACGGTCGAAGAAACCGCCAAAGTTAAAGCCGAACTCGCCGAACTCAGCAAAAAGCAGCTCGGTCTAGCTGAAGAAATCCGCCGCCTCAAACAGCAGCAGCCGGGTGGCTCCGACAACGTTTCCGCGCCCCTCACACTCGGTGCCCGTGTGGCGGCTGATGCCGGGTTCCTGGAGTTTGCCGCCGGCAAAGGCAAAGGCTTCTCTGTTACTTTGACTGATCCGAACCCGGTCGGTACCGGCTCCACGGTTGATTCCAAGGTTTATCCGGATCAGCGTGTCCAAGGCATTATCGGCATCGGAACCGCACCGCTTACACTCGAAGACACGATTCATCATTCTCCGACAAGCAACAAAGCGATTGTCTACTCTCGTGAGAAGAAGTACGTCAACAATGCTGCAGAAGTGGTCAACGGTGTGGACTCTGCTCCGCAGTCTGAAATCGAGTTCGATACTCAGACCGCCAATGTCAAAGACATCGGCAACTGCTTCATTGTGACTAAAGACCTCATGGAGGATTCTCAGGCATTGGCCGATTACATTAACTTCCGGGTCCAGTACGGCGTTAAGCAGCGCGTGGAAAGCCAGCTTCTGAACGGTGACGGAACAAACGCCAACTTAAGCGGCCTTTTGGTGACAGGCAATTACACACCGCACGGCTTTGACCCGGATGTAAATCCCGAAATCACAAATCAGGTCGATTTGATCGGTTTTGCTGCGCTGGCCGTGAAGTCTGTTGGTTTGACTCCGAACGTCACGATCATGAATCCGGTCGATTACTTCAAACTTCGCTGTCTGAAGGACTCCAACGGCCGCTATCTCTTCAGCGATCCGATGGCTCCGTCCAATCGTCCGATCTGGGATACCTACGTTGTGGAAAGTTCCGCAATGCCTAAAGGCAAGTTCCTGACCTTAGACACCAACATGGCCTGCATGATCTACGACCGTAAGGAAACCGTGGTGGAGTTCGGTTATGAAGACGGCAACAACTTCCGAAAGGGTCTTGTCACAATCAAGGCTGACCGTCGTTTGGCCTTCGCGATCGAACGTCCGAGCGGCATTGTAGGCGGCGATTTGACGGTCACAAAGCCTAAAGCCGAAGGCGGTGAGTCTGATAAAGGCACCCAGGGCGCCCAAGGCGGAGCGGGCTAATCAACCTTAGGAAGGCGGCGGTAACGTCGCCTTTTAGCTTATGTATGAAGCAAAAGGTATGGTGTCGATTGTCGACGCCGCTTATCTCCGGTGCTATCTGCGTATCGATGACACGTCTGAAGACTTGTTTCTCGAAGAACTAGGCCGCTCTGCTACGGAAAACCTTGAGCATCGTCTGAAAAGACACATCATTGCCCGAGACGAAGGTGATTCCGATGCGGTGTGCTCGGACAAGGAAGACGTGCCGGCTGCACTGCGTGTTTGGGTCGGCGCCTCTGTTGCTTTTGCTTATGCAAACCGCGAGTCCGACAGCGAAAAAACTTTCAAGAGTACTCCGTTCTTTGAGCGGATGATTGATCCGTGGAGGGCTTACAAGTGATCGAACCTTTATCCGGACAACTGAATCGGCGATGTTCGATTTATTCCTCCCGGCTTATGTCCGACGGCATAGCAGATCAATCCACCAAACGAACGCCTCTTTGGAGCTGCTGGTGCAAGGTGGAAGTGATCGGCGGATCGGTCTTTTGGGAGAACGTCCAGACGGAAGAATCGGTAACGCACCGGATCTTTATCAGAAGCGTTAAAGGCAAAAGCAGGCCTCAAGATCTGCCGCGCCTGATCGAGCTTGAATGCGCCGGCTTCTGGTACCGAGTAAAACGGGTTACGGACTGCAACAGTGCCGGTCGGTTCACGCTGCTGGAATGCGAGGTGCTTAATGCAGCCGTTAAGAATTGAAGCGAAGTTTGCAAGACCTCTGAACTTTGCCGACTTCGATAAAAAGTCGATGAGGAAAGGTTTTACTCAGGTCGGCCGAGACGTTTCCAAGATTGCAAAGAAACTGGTCAGCAAAAAAGGAGTATCCGCTGCCGGAGCTTATCCGGGAAAGCAAACAGGGATATTCCAGAAGGCAATTTCCTACAAGGTTTCGCGCTCCGGTTTCTCGGTGGCGGTGAAGCCCTACGGAAAAGGCAAGCAGGTTTCTGCAGAGCTGAAAAGACGCGGGTTTTATCCTGCGTTTGTCGTCTTTGGCCATGCAGCGCCTAAACGCAGCAAGCGAACCCGTGCGCACCGCAAACAATCCTTTGAGGCAAAGGTGGCCAAGCCGCGTGCCAATCCGGTCTCAGCTGCCGCTGAAACCTATGGTCGAACCCGCTTTCAAGCGGTCGTGGGTCGGATTTTGGAAGATGCCTTTAAGCCGGGCCCGGTTAGGAGCTTAATGAAGTGAAATTAAAACCCATTATTCAGGAACTGCGGGCTCATTGTCCGGGCTTTGATGGCCGAGTCTTTGGCGTCGGAACGTTTTCCCGGCTTGATGAGTCGGTGGCAGCTGAGCTGCTTCCGGCTGCGTTTGTGATTCCGGTCTCTGAGGATCCGGAAGAACCTGCAGTGATCAACCGCTACAAGCAGCAGGTGCGGTTCAACTTTGCCGTCATCCTGATGGTGGCCAATACCGAGGATGAACAGGGTTTGACGGCCTGGGAGAAGTCGGTCGATCTCAAAAAGGAAGTTTTTCAAGCCATTTTGGGAGCTGACGATATTCAGGCCGGCAGAGATTGGATTCAGTTTGAGTCTCTTACCGTCCTTGATCTTAATCGCGCGGCATTGACCGTCCAGTTGGATTTCTCCTGTCAGTACGAAATCAACGATAACGAAACCCGTCACGGAGCAGACATCGATCGACTTGGAAGGTTCCTCCGGATGTACACCGATATCGATGTGATTGCCGAGAAGGGACATCCGGACGGCAGGATTGAAGCAAAAGTTTTAATTGATTTGGAGAAAACTAAATGAGTATTTCATTTAACAACATCCCAAGCGACGTGAGAACGCCGCTTTTTTATGCGGAAGTCGATAATTCGATGGCTAATTTGGCCACTTCGACTCAAACGACGCTTCTTATTGGTCAGATGACCGAAGGGAAGGCTGAGCCGCTTGTGCCGGTTCTTGTCACCGGCGATAGTCAAGGGAAGGACCTTTTTGGTCGTGGTTCGGAGCTGGCCAGGATGAACACGGTTTATCGCAAAAACGATCCTGCAGGTCAGGTTTGGGCAATTCCGCTAAGTGATCCGGAAGCGGCAACAGCCGCTTCGGGCACGTATACATTATCGGGTCTTCCTACTTTAGCCGGCATTTTGAGCGTTTATATCGGAGCCGATCGAGTTCAGGTAGCGGTCGGTGTGGATGATGCGCCTGCTGACGTAGCATCTGCAATCGCGTCTGCGATTAACGGAAAACCCGATCTTCCGGTTACGGCAGAAGCCTCTGCGAGTGAGGAGGATGCGGAAGTAGAAGAGGGCTACGTTACCGTCAGCGCGAAGAATAAGGGCGCCAATGGCAACGACATCGCTTTAGGACTCAATATTCAGGGCTACGGGGCCGGAGAGGAGACGCCTGAAGGGCTGAGTGTCAAAATCACAGCCATGGCCGGAGGCACCGGCGCGCCGGATTTCTCTACTCTTGAATTCTCCAAAATTATGGGTGATGACCCGTACGACTTTATCCTGATGCCCTATTCGGACACGGTTTCTTTGGATTATTTCAAAGAGACTATGAACGATACGAGCGGCCGCTGGGCCTATGACAAGCAGCAGTATGGACATGTCTACACCTGTAAGAGGGGCTCCGTTAACGATCTGCAGAAGTTTGGAGCAACCCGTAACGATCAGCACGCCACGATTATCGGACTCGAACCGGATGTCCCGTCTTTGGCAATTGAGGTGCTGTCAGCCTACGGAGCTCAGAACGCAGCCAAGCTTTCTATCGATCCGGCGCGTCCCACTCAGACTTTAGAGCTAATCGGGATCACCTCTGCACCTCACGGCAAGCGTTTTACTATGAGTGAGCGTCAGGTTCTTTTGACAAACGGCATTGCTACCGAGTACACGGAATCCGGCTATATGAGGGTGGAAAGGGCAATTACGACGTACCAAAAGAATAGATTCGGCGATGAAGACAACTCGTACTTAGATTCCGAGACGCTGCACACGCTGGCCTACATCATTCGCGCCTTGAGAAGCTGTATTACGAGCAAGTATCCGCGGCACAAACTCGCCAGTGACGGGACGCGATTCGGTGCAGGGCAGGCGGTGGTGACGCCGTCCATTATCAGGGGCGAGCTCATTGCGATGTATACCAAGCTCGAGGAGAAGGCGATTGTGGAAAATGCTGACTTGTTTGCCAAGTACCTCATTGTTGAAAGAAATAAAGATGATCCGAACAGAGTCGACGTCCTTCTGCCGCCGGACTTAGTTAACCAGTTAAGAGTTTTTGCCGTGCTGGCTCAGTTCCGTCTTCAATTTAACGAATAAGAGGTGATTTAATGCCAAGAATTGCAGGAATTTGCCACATCACAGTCAATGGCAGGACACTGGATATATCAGGAGGTCTTACGATTCCGCTCTCCAAATCCACCAAGGAGGCGATCGTTTCAACCAACGGATCCGTTAATTACAAAGAAAGCCCAATTGCCCCCTACATCGACGCTACTTTCCTTATGGATCCTGATTTTCCGATTAATGAACTGGCAGAGATGGATACGGGTACCGTCGTTGCGGAATTAGCTAATGGTAAGAGTTACACGCTCTCAGAGGCTTTCATTGAAGGAGAGATGAACTATGACAGTGACGCCGGCACTGTCGGAATGAAATTTGTAGGAACCAACGGGAGGTGGTCATGATTGAGACTTATAAGCTGAAAGCTCCGATCACGGTATCGGGAAACAAAATTGAGAAGGTCGATCTGCGAGAACCGACCTTTAACGAAATCTCCGCAATGGGTCTTCCCGGGGACGCTTCTACTCCGGATGAAAAATTAAGCCTGCTGAGAAAGTATGTTGTGACCTGCTCCGGTCTTTCAGACGAAGCTGTGGGCCAGCTCGGAATCAGAGATGCGATGGCTTTAATCCGAAAGGTATCCGATTTTTTTACCGATACGGAGTAGAGCAGAAGAAAATGGCTGTGAAGGTCTTTTACAACACGGCTCGATTCTGGAGTGAAAGACCTACTGAACTGTCAAAAGAGCCTTTTTCGCGGGTGGTTGAGCTTGCGAAAGAGGCTCTTCGCATTATGGAAGAAGATAAAAAATGGCAGGAAAAGAATACAGTCTCAAGGCCGTCCTATCGGCGACCGATAAGATAAGCCCGGCTCTGAAGAAAATCGATGCTAATTTCGGCAAGATCGGCCGCTCCTTCTCCGCTCTCGAGAAGTCGTCGGCAGCACTAGCATCAAAGTTTGCACTTCCTCTGACAGTTTTGGGGGGTGTGGGAGGCTTTAGCTTAAAGGCCGCGGTGGACAAGTTTACTTCCTTAGGTGACTCTATCGATAAGGCAAGCAAGAGGGCTGGCGTCAGTGCTCAGTCCTTGCAGAAACTCCGTTATGCCGCGGGTTTGGGAGGGATGTCAGCCGAGCAGATGGATCAGGCGTTAGCTAAGCTGACTTACAACATGGGGCAAGCTGCCAGAGGCGAGAACAAGAATCTGGCGGCTATATTCAGGAGACTCGGCGTATCTTTGAAGGACTCAAAGGGGAATATTCGAGACGCGGCCGATGTGATGCGGAACTTGGCTCAGGCAGTCAAAAACAATGAGTCTCCGGCTGTCCGGTTGCGCATTCTGACGGCGGCCTTCGGTGATGAGCTCGCCAAGAGGATGATTCCTGTCTTGGAGAGCGGTGCCGCAGGGCTTGACGAGATGGGCAATGAAGCCGAGAAGCTGGGCATCGTGATGAACGATAAGATGGTAGCTGACTCGGCTCATTTAACCGATACCATGAGTAAGTTTTCTCAAGTCTTAGACGGTGTGTCGGCTACTATCGGGGCGTCGCTTGCGCCCGTTATCGAAACAATTGTAAAGAGGATTCAGGATTGGGTTACGGCCAACAAGGATCTCATTACCCAAAGGCTGGAAGCTATATTCGAAAAAATCTCCAAGGCCGTCTCCGAAATTGACTTTGAAAAAGCGGTTGACGGGGTTTTTAATCTGATTGACGGGGTCATGAATTTTGTGGACTCTATCGGCGGCTGGGACACCATAATCAAAGGGTTCGGAGCTTTAATTGGTCTGACGCTTGTCGGCAATATGATTAGCCTTGGGCAATCCCTTTACGGGGTTGGGGCGGCAATTACCACGGCCTTCGGCCCATGGGGCTGGATCATCGGAGGAGCGATAGCTGCCGGCATTGCACTATGGAAGAACTGGGATGATATTTCCACATGGTTTGAGAATTCATTCCCCAATTTGTCAAAGGTACTGAAAGGATTGCCGGACAGGCCCAACGCGCAATATTAATAAAAAAATCGAATAGAACCCTCATAAATTTCTAATAATTCTATGAATTTATT